GGGCCGTTCGTTGCATTCCTGCTGTATCGCTTCGCCAAAGCTGATGAGGCCGATGCGCTAGAGGAAAAGGCCGTCGCAGCCTTACAAATGGCGGCGTTTATCTCTATACTTATACCATTGCTTAAAGATGACGGTTGAATGGGAAGATATCTAATCCCTCCACATTCATACAGGAGATGTCAATGACTCAAGCTTATGCAAAACGTGACCAGGGTTTGAACAAGCCCTATCACTACACGCAGTGCGGGCTTGATGACGTGTACCTAATGAATGGCTATCACGAACAAGATACGCCGTACGGAAAAGGGGTGTCCATTGATAATGCGGATGACCTGCATAAAGCCATTGCGATGCAGTTATGCCTTAAAAAAGCGGAGTTGCATCCAAAGGAATTCAGATATCTCCGCAAAATGATGGATAGGTGAATCTTATGAGCAAACTTACAGCATTCATTTCAGGTGTTGGCGAGAATCCGAAGTTCATCGTCTTCATGGCCCATTCCGGCGTGTTTGGGACCCCTAAGTATCCAATGTACGATGTTTTTATGCTGACTCCGTGGCAGTTCTATAATGTTACTGGTGTAGTTACAACGTCCCTTCTCTCACTACAGAGTTGGGCGCAGTTGGAGATACTAAGCTAATGGCCAAAGACCCAGCATTAGACACAGGCTTATACAGTCGCGTGGGGGCACTGGAAGCAAATTACGCATCTATCCAAAGAACACTGGAGGAAGATGTCGTGCCCCCACTAAGGTCTCTTATGAAAGTGCATTACCAGCAACAAGGCAGAGCTATATTAGGTAAAACCATGTTTGGAGTTGGATCAGGTGGCATCGGTGGCTTAGTGGCTATTGGTATTGAATGGTTTAGGCACCTGAAAGGCAGCTAATGTTGGTTCGCCTGTTATTCAGCACAGACGACTCCCCAATCGCTCAATACATTAAACTGCGGCAGGGGCCGACAGGTCTTTGGACTCATGTCGGGGTTTTGCTGGATTCCCGACACATTCTTGAATCAACTCCGCTAGCCGGCGTGCGGATTTCTCTTATAAATCATATAGTTAGAGAGGCCCAGCTATATGCCTTTAGAGAATACAACTGTAACTCATTGAATTACCAAGAGTTTCTGGGGTGCCCTTATGACTACGGGTGGCCCTTCAATCGGGTTCCCGCAACCCCGAAATCGTTTGATTGCGCAACGCTGGCAGGAACCGTCCTGGGCCTAAGAGGTCCACGCCATCCCCGTCTAAACCCCACTGAGCTGTGGGATATGGGCCGGCCTCTACCTGCCATGAAGCCGGTTCCGTGGAAATCTTTGGGGGCGGTGGAGGAGGGAGTGCTTCCTTTATCCTGCGAACGTAATAGAACCGCTCTATCTGCCGCCAGGACAGCTTAATGGCTGTGTTTTCACCAGCGTTGTACGCCACTAAACCACGTTCCCATGTGCCCATACGCACGATACAGCGCGCCATATAGGCTGCTGCAATACGCATATTGAGGGGGGCATCTCTGAGTAATTGCTTACGGGTGACATGGTATCCCACAGCCCTAGCCGCTTTAATGGATACTTGGTCGCAACCCAAACTTCTACCATGATCCCCTACTAGGTATTTACAGCCACTGGATTCGACTTTGGTGACAGCTACCATTGTCCGGCAAAGCCCATATTTTTCCCCCGCACTGCAGGCCATAGACATCCATAATGCTCCGCTTACTAGGATTCCACTCATCGGACGGTCCTTTTAGAAGCAGTCCTTACGAAGCCGGATCAGTAGGATGCGGACAGGACCGGATTCGACATGATACAGCACAGAGATGTGGTCGGGCCAGCGGCTGGGGAGACTGTCATGAATGGTGACTTCTTCTACTTGGTCATACGCCTTAATGAGGCCAGCACCTTGAAGGGCACGAATCACGTTCACTTCAGTCGGCACCGACAAGCCTATGAATTGTGGGGTCAGCATTGTAGTTGCTGGGGAGTCGGTGAAATTCACGCGATAGGTTTGGCCCATTAGTCACCTTCGATATGCGAACCAGTCTCGGTCTTGCGTATGAGGAAGGTTTTGGTGAAGTCCCCGGCATCCAGGGTGCGGTGGTCTGCCAGCCAGATGCAAAGGTTATCGCGTTGTGCCTTCTCTTTGAGGAATGAGAGCATGTCCGTGACTCCTGATTCCGATAACCAGTTGCTGGGTTCATCCAGAAAAAGCAGGTTAACACTGACGCCTCTACGCTGTTGCATGAATGTCTGCAGGCCAAAGATCAGGGCGAGGCGCAAACGCTGACGCTCACCACCCGACCACACATCCCATGGCACAAGCTCGTCATTGTACGGACTTTGCACAAGAATAGTAAATTCCCGCTTGAACGCGCCTGTGGTCAGCTCCCGTTCAGCTTGCAAGTTTATTGTCCATCCGCGTAGCCCGAGTTGTACCATCGCATCGTTGACTGCCATCTCCAATGCCGTCAGTGCCTCCTCTATGATTAGTAGTCGAATCTTTTTGAAGCCACCGATCCAATAGTCCAGCTCATGGTGCAGCTTCTGCTGTTTGATGATTTCATCTTCCAAGAACTTGATCTTTATGTCATATTCCACTGCCTGTTCTTCCAAACTTGATATATACATCAAGTGGGGATTGGTCTCAGCTTCAATGGCGTTGAGCTGTTTCTTGGCGTTATTCAGGTTTGCAGTAGCGTTCAGCACCCCCACCTTTGCTCCATCCAGTTTCCTGATGGTGAGTGCCCGTGCCGCAAGATAATTGGTGTATTGATCCTGAGCGGCACGCCACTCAACGTCTATCTGTTGGCATTGTTGCTGCCATTCCGCTACGGCCTGTAAATAATTGGCGGTGTTTACGGCGGTGCGGGCCTCAATCTTTCTCTTGATTTCATTAGAGGCTTTGGTAGCAAGTTGCCTATCAGTTTCATAGATGGCAAGTGCGTCATTGAGATCGGTAAGCTGAGAATGTTTATGTTCCGGCCCCACTGGCTGAAAGCATATTGAACACACCGCGCCCAATGCACTGATATTCTTTATCTGAGCATTAGCGATTCTAACCTTCTCACTTATTTTCCAAAGCGTTTGCCTAAATTCTTCCTGCTGTCGCTCCCACTCCACCATGTCAGGGTCAACCACGGGCTGCGGGCGCTCCGGCAATTTGATTACCCCGGGCGCAGCCATTGCACGCAGGACCACGGACTCGGCGCTGGCTTCTTCAAGTTTGTCTTTGGCTTGATCGAGAGCGCGTTCAGCCAGCTTCACCGTTGACCGCTGTACGTTTGCTCGGGCGGTTCTCACCTCTTTCCACCCATCCGCCAGTTTACGCACGGATTCAATGTCAATGCCCTCCCGCTTGCCCTGCAAGAATGAGAGGTTGGTTTTGTCATCACCAATATGCTTGGCTATATCGGCAGCCTGCTGCTTCGCCGTGTCGCTGTAGGTGTCCCACCGTTGCAGGTCCAGCATCTGTGAAAACATCTCCAATCGCTCGGCATGGCCCTTCTCTACAAAGGTTGGGCTGAATTGGCCTATTAGGATGGCTGACGCAACGAGATCAGGGGTGAGGCCAAGCTCTGCTACCACCCTGTCTTGAGTCACCTCCTTGCCGTTTATAGTGAGCCGGTTTGGCCCCCTAGAGCGGGTGATAGTCATAACTACCCCATCTATTGAGATAGTCACAGTCACAGATGCTTTATCCGATCCCCAAGTGCTGATGTTGGCGGCACTCACTCCATTGGTGGTCTTACCAAACAAGCACCAAAATACCCCCTCGAACAAGGTTGACTTGCCGACGCCATTTCCGGCGAGATCGGGTTCGAGATCATTCTGCCCACGGATAAAGTACAACCCGGGGGCTCGATCCAAATGAAAGGTAGTGGGTTCTACGAAAGAACGGAACCCCTCTAATGAGACCTCAAGAAAGTTTATTTTCACAGAGGTCCCCCCCAACTTTAATGGTATCGGGTGGTAATTTCTCCAGCTCACCAAACTCCCGCACGACTTCAACATCGGGTTTACCGGCACGCCCGGTGAAGCACTCCGTAGTTAGGGTCTGCATACTCTCAGGTTTCTCCGTCACCAGCTCCAACCCACACAGGTTCAGATGTCGCTCCCCCACAATCTTCTCCACAGCAGTGCGCAGATCATGCCACAAGCCGGCCTTATGGGGCGGCAGACTAATCCTGACTTTGACTTGGGTGCCAGCCGGTAGTTTCTCCAATCCATCCAAATCATCCGGTGACTCCACCAACCACAATAGCTTCTGAGTCTCGGCTTCAAAGTGCAGGTCCTCGGGGTTGGCCCAATCCGTGAGTCGTACCAGTCTAGGGGTGAAGACGTCACCGAAATGGATGTGATAGGGAGCGCCAACGTATTCGACATTACCAATCTGCTGCTGAACATGGATATCCCCCGCCCACACCTTTTCATACTTCTTGAACGCTTCCGGCGGCACACCGGACATGAGCTGTCCATTCTCAGCCTTTGCTCCGGTGACGGTGCCGTGGAAAACTGCCAATTTTCCATCCGGCCATTGTTCCCAAGGCTTATCAATAGATGGTTGAAAAGGAAGAATAACTGGAATTCCTGGTCTGTGAATTGGAGATGAATGATAATGAATGGTAGATAAATGATTCAAAAAACCAAAAAAAGGCAGTTTTGAATTAACACCATCATGGTTGCCGTTCACAATATAAATCTTTTTTCCCAAATTATCTAATGTGTTTACAAACCTGTTCACCAGTACCGCCGAGTGCCGATCCTTTTTGTCGGTCAGGTCACCCAGTATCCACAGCTCATCCCATTCCTGCTTGGCCAGCCACGGGAACAAGCCCCAGCGGTATTCATCCTTTGGATCATCAGTCAAATGCAGGTCAGCGGTTAGGATTTGAATTGTCATAGCATATCTACCTTTGCTTCAGTACAAAAATCATCTAACCTTATCAAAGCCAAATTTGTTTTGGTCACCAGAGATGACACAGTAACTAACGCCTTGATGCCTAATTGAAATGCATCAGCACTTTTCAATAATACCCACACATCGCCACGATTCTGCTTGAAAATCAACATAGGTTTCTTGGTGACTGTCTTGGCTTGTTTTTCAATTTCCAACCAAAACCCCAATACGGATGGCAGCGCGGGATTGCTGGTGAACAATGAATCAAAGCGGATGTCCTTATAAAATTTTACTTCAATGGCGAAAGCATCTATCAGCTTATGTCCTCTTGAATCCACTGCTGATATGTCACCTACTTGTGCATCCAACTTGCCTTTCTTATGCGCGACTGTAGCTCTACCACCAGACATGGCCGACCGCCATAGCCAACTGTCGTCAGTGCCTCCAGAAAGCCATAAAGATAGCTTCTTGCATACCAAGCGTTCCTGAGCCGCGCCTTTGGCTTTACCACCCCCGGCCCGCATTAGATCAACTCCAGATTCGATTGGGCCACAATCCAATCAGTCCCATTTGGGACAGCCCCATCAAAAGACACTTCCCACAGATCACCGCCAGCAGCCTGAACACCTTTCCATTCTGTAAGGGTGCCGAAGTCGCCTGCATGCAGACCTGACGTTCCTTTTACTCTAGCTCCCACCTTAAACTGTTTCTTTACAAAAAACTGTTTCTTTACAAACTCCGGCACCTTGCCTCCAGCTTGAGCAATTTCATCGGCGCAGGTGGCGTAACCGCAGATGTCTACCAACGAGTCGCGGTGGCCGACATTGCGGGCGGCCCTACTCAATTTCACAGCCACCATACAGAGCGCCGCCTGATACGCAGTAACATCATGGCCTAGAATTGCGGACCACAGCTTCGCCGTGCAGTCATAGTCTATGGCTGGGTGCTGATAGGATTTGTTACGATCCCCATAAACCAGTTTGTTGGCTTCGGCGGCGACGCTGGTATCTGGGTGCATGGTGGGTTCCATCAGTATTTCCTTGCTGTTGGTGCTAATGCTAATTCTATTTCGTTCCATAATTTAGCTATTACAGTATGGATACGGGTAAGTTCAGCTTGCAGCTTTTCATCATTCATATTGTTCAACGCCTCTAGGAAATGCTTACGTGGATACTCAGTAAGCTCACTCCAGAGTTTGGTTTCTTCCAGCCAATCCAGACATGCGTCTAGGTCAGCTACACCATACCCAAACAGGATTTGAAACTCAGCCTCGCGGAAGGGGAGCCCAGCCTTGTTCTTATCCACCTTCGCCTTGATCCTAATTCCAACAACCCGCTCCACACCTTTATGCGTGCGCTTCACCTGCCCCACATGTGCGAGATACAGAACTTGACTGGCGTAGAAGTCCAGGGCGCGGCCACCACTGCGCTTGGTCTGCCGGCCAAAGGTGATGCCAATGTTCTCACGCACCTGGGAGATGATGATGAGAGTGATGTTGCTGCCGGCCAGCTTCTGGTTGATGCGCCGGAACAGCGCACTCAGTTGCTTGGCCTTCGCCGTTCCCATTTTGGGATCACTTATGCCCACCTTTAACTCGGCCTCGTCGGAAAGGGCGTCGAGTGAGTCCAAGATGTAGAGCGCGGGCTCGCCTTTTAGCTCCTCAATTATCTGCTCCAAGTGCTTGTACCAATCCTCCACCGTGAACATATCCTCGGTGAAGGTGATGCGATCCATTGGCATGCCCAAGGCTGCGGCGTATTGAGGGTCGAACGCGGACTCTACTTCTGTATAGATGATGGGAGCTGAAGGATACTTTTTCGCATAATTCGCTGTGGCTTCAATCGCCAACAGGGTCTTACCCGTTGACTTGTCCCCTACAACGTTGATGATGCGGTTCTGTGCCCAACCCCCACCAAGAGCTAGGTCAAGGATGAAACAGCCAGTAGAAAAGAAATCAATCCCACGGTCATTCTCGAAGTATAGCCCGATTGGCTTCTCCCCCGTTTCCGGGGGAGTGATAGTTTTCTTTTTTGCCATGACTTACTTCTTCAGTTTGGCAAAGCGTTCACGCAGGACATCAGCCGCCGACTTCTCAGTTATAGTTACTGGAACAATATCTGAGGGTGTGACTACTCCCAACTTCACGATAATGGCCTTATACAACGCCTCCTCATCTGTGAGGGTGCTAAAGTCCAAGCCCAAGGCGTCGGCCAAACTCGCGGCATCGTCAAATGACAACGCACGGACTTCAACTTCACTGGTTGGATAGCCTTCTTCCACAGGAGTCGCTTGACCAATGACAGTGGCACCTTTGGCTGTAGCGACTATTACTGGACCAGTGCGCTCTGGTACATCCGCTGTGACATCCACGCGCTGGGTGCCCACCATCACATGTGTAGGCCGTGTATCCACCTTATCCTCAGCCGCTGAACCCAACAACTGCCGCTTAATGAAGTCGTAGTCGTAGAATTTCAGGATGCTGGAGATAGGCTTCGCCACGATGTAATCCACCCAGGTCTGCGAGATTTTGGAATCCGCGTGCAGGGGTGATGGTGTGCGCGCAATCTGCACGGAGGAGTAGCGGGTGCGGTCGCCCGTACCAGTGCGGGTAAACACATGGTCATAGCCTGCTGTTATGTCGTCCGGTGGGAAGTATTCACGGGTGAATTTGTCCATTGCCGCAGCGATGAAATCCCGATCCAGGTTGAAGGGCATGGCCCAGAACAACACCCCATCTTCCTGCTTGTCGCGGGAGATCAGGTAGGTGCCGATCCTGTGCTTCGGTTTCAGTTGCTGGCGTTCCTCGTCCGTGGTGGCCTGTTCCAGCATCTCACAGATTGGGCAGCGGCCATCGTCGTGGTTATGTTTGGCACGGCAGAGGAAGGCGTCGTTGTCGGCCCCAACTCCGTAATGCAAAAACATATCCAGGCCCCAGTGTTCGGCGTTCTCCCAACTCGGGGGAAGAACACGCACACGATTGTCTCCATCTTTTCCTTTATAGAATTTGATGTCTTGGACAATGTATGAGTTGCGGCCACTGCTGGATTGAGCAGCGAGCGCAGCCATTTGTTCGTAGGACTTACGGTTGTATTGAAGTTTGGGCATGGCCGCAGATTTACTAGCAGCAGCGCCCGCTGGTTTGCGATAAGTAGGCATGATAATGACTCCGATTAAGGTTAAAAATTACTTAGGTTGTTGATGAGACTGTCGTGAGACTTCTCGAAGGTTCGAGTAGCCCCCCTCCCCGGCGTTCATAAAGTAGCCGGCGACAAAGAGGGTAACCAAATCATGCAATGCCTTGCCACGCATCTCGAAAGTTGCTTGTGCGTTTTGCCAAAAATCAGCCTCCCGCTTGGCGTTGAGATACAGAGTATTAGCCTGCATGACTTGAGGATTCGTAATAACGGCATCAGCCACACTCGATTCCGTTTGTTTAAATTGAAACTGACTTGGATTTTGCCTAATGAACAAGGAGGTTTGTGAGCATAACTGATCCAATGCCACCTTTGCCGCGTCCCGTTTCGAGATAGCGTCCGTTACACACTCAGAAACTGAATAATAGAGAGATGATTGCTCAATAAGGGCATCATCCAATGCGTTACGGTCAATTTTTACAGCTTGTTCAATTTGTGAGGCTTCTAATATCATTTAAACTCCCTAGAATCAAATGTCTTAAATTCCGTTTTCTCACCCCACGTTGTCCATGTACTCATTTCAACTGTCAGTGGAACCGTTAACCAATCGAAGCCGGGTTTGGCCATTACCTCTGCAATGAGGGGCATACTATCATTTAATTTGTTTGTTGGCAAGTACAGAGTTAGGTCATCGTGCAAATCAATTACTGGTGCCAGATATGGCATGTCCAATTCCAATGCCAGATTTGCTAATGAAATCATGGACTTGAGTGTGATGTCGTTGGCGGTGCCCTGGATGGGGCTATTTATGATCTCGTTGGGCTTCATCGGACCATGCCGGCGCCGGCCCGTTAGTGTCTCTACATACCCCTTCGCAACATAGTCTTTTAAGAGCTTGATTTGCCACGCTTTTGTGGCGCGGAACCTATGCCAGAAGTCGTTGAACGGTTCCTCAAGCACGGATGGCTTGATGTTGAGGTACATAGCCACAGCTTCGAGACTGGCACCATAGAAGGCCGGGAACACCCACATGTTTTTTACATCGGAGCGCAGAGCCTTCCAGTCGCCCTTGTATCTATCCAGTAGTGATGGCTGGGCCTCCACAAGATTCTTGGCTTCGGCCATGTGGATGTCCATGCCATCGTACAGGGCTTTGATAAAGTATGGGTCCTGTGCGGCAACGGCGATAATGCGGGCTTCGATCTGTCCATAGTCCCCACTGACTCCGATGTAACCCTGGGGCACAGTGATGACGTTGCGTATCTCCTGATGTTCGCGTTTGGGGAAGTTTTGGATGTTGGGTTCGGTAGAACTAAGTCGCCCTGTACCCGTGACATACGGGTTCATGTTGGTGTGGATGCGGTCATCGTCATGCACCGCCTCACGATTTAGGATTGGGTCAATGTAAGTAGATAACAGTTTCCGATACTCACGCCACTTCAACAACAACTTAGCCATTGGGTGCTTTTCCTGGCTCAGATGTTCTTCATCGGTACTCTCAAGGAAGATGCCTTGATCTGCAAAAAACGCTGTAACCTGTTGCCATGACCCGATGTTGAATTGATCCTTGTCTTTGCCCAGGCCATTGGGTTTGTCGTTCACCTGCATAAATTTCTGCACATCCTCACGCTTGGCAATCTTGGCTTCAATCTTCAATATCGCAGCGTTCAACAGCTCATGTTGTTTGAATACCTCCGGCCAATTAACTACCAACCCCTGACGCTGCATCATCACAATCCCCGGCAGCGCACTTATCAGCAGCTCATATATATCCAACTGCCCCTCACCCTCTAACATCCTCTCCATAAAATGTCTGATTTTGGCTGTGTATTTCGCATCTAAGGCATTGTATTTTAAGACATTTTCCGGGTCCTTAGCCCACTCCTCTGTCATGTGTTTGGTGTCAATATCAGATAGGGTTTTGATATTGACGCCCAAGTACAGCAGCGTCAGCGCACCCAGGTTCAGCACGCCCTGGCGTTCGTCAAGGATGTAGGCTTGCGCCATCGTGTCGTCCCAGTGGCACTTCAATACATCGTTACCTAAGAAGTAGCTCAGCCATTCCATCTCAAATTTCGCGTGGTGTGCATTG